CTTATATAACATCCCAGTGACCGATACCGACGCGTTGCATCCTGATGAAGTCGCAGAAATGCGCAAGGATATGACGGCGGACGAGTTCGCTCGCGAAATGATGTGCTCATTCGATGCGCCGGTCGAAGGCGGCTATTACGGGGAAGTGATCAACGAGATTACCCTCAACAAACAAGTTTGCGGGGTTCCGTACGATCCTAACTCCCTCGTATTCACCTGGTGGGACATCGGCATCGACGATGAGACAGTTATTTGGTACATACAGAGATGCGGCCGTGAACTTCATGCTATTGACTATACTCAGAATACTGGTAAGGGTCTTGAATACTACGCCGGAGAAATTAAGTCCAAACCGTATGCTTACGGTTGCCATGTTCTGCCGCATGATATTAAGGCTCGCGAGTTGGGGACAGGAGTCTCCCGCAAGGAAGTCCTAGACAACTTGCTGCCCAACGTGTTCGTCTGCCCGCTGCATTCGGTGGAGGATGGGATTTCTGCGACGCGCGCCACTATTCGCATGGTGTATTTTGATGAAGTGAAGACTGAGCCGGGTCTTACGGCTCTCCGAAATTACCACAAGGGCAAAAATGGTAAGCCGGTGCACAACTGGGCTTCCCACGCTTCCGATGCCTTCCGTACTGGTAGCGTTGCGCTGAACATGATTCACCACATGATTGGTGGGTCGAATGTGATCGGTATTGGGTCTGGGGCGCTTAAGCGAAATATCGGGCGCGTCAGTAATTGGCCGAGGAGAATGCGATGAACGTCTATCAGCCGAATCCTGGGGAAGCGACTCCAGTGGAATCGTTGGATCGTCTCTTCGACAACGGAGTGGTCGGAGGGCAACTTAACTTGCCTTCCCTCGAGAATGCTCCGGACGAGACGGTATACGAAACCACAGTTCGAGCGATGATTGACGATTCTATCTCCTTCGAGGAGAGCGTCCTTGGTCCGGCGCGCGATGAGAATCTCAACTATTTCTTCGCAGAATACCCTGGACCGGAGGAAGGGAAGTCGTCGGCGGTGTCGACAGATTTTCGGGATACCGTGATGGCCATTATCCCGTCCTTGGTGCGTATTTTCACGTCTTCGGAGCACGTCTGCAGGTGCTCGCCGAACTACGAAGGCCAGGAGGAAATGGCCAAGCAGTGCACGGAGTATCTCAGCTATATTTTCTGGGAAGACAACCCCGGGTTCCTGATTATCCACGACATTCTCAAGGATGCTCTGCGCTGCAAGATCGGCGTCATGCGGTGGTATTCGGATCACCAGGAAGAAGTGACGGAGCAAGAATATCACAACTTGAGCCGCGAGCAGTTCCAATACCTCGTCAGCGAAACTTCGGGCATCGAAGTTCTGGAAGCTACGCCGAGCGCGGTTTACGACGGCTATCTGGAGACGGTTCGGATCAGGTTCGTCAAGTCCAAGCCCATGACCAAAATCTGCTCGGTGCCTCTGGACGAATTCCGAATTTCCCGGAAGGCCAAGAGCGTCGAGACTACTCCCCTGATCGGGCACGACCAAATCGTGAACGTGTCCGATTTGGTCGAAATGGGGTATTTGCTGGAGGATTTAGAGGAGTTCCTCGGCGCCACTCCGGATAACTTCTCCACCGACCGCCTGTTCCGCAACGTCGGCTTGGATGAAGGAGACCTCACCGATGCTTGGGACGTTCGTTACGGATGCTACTTCATTCGGATCGACAAAGACGGTGATGGAATCGCTGAACTTCGGGAAATTCATACTGTCGGCGATGCTCATACTATTCTGTATGATGAGGTTGTTCAGTACACCAATTTCGCCGTTTGGTGTCCTGATCCTGAGCCTCATACTTTGGTTGGCGATACTCCGGCTGATCTGGTGAAGGATATCCAGATCATCAAGACGAATATGCTCCGGGGGTCGTTGGACTCTCTCGCGCAGTCCATTTGGCCGCGAACGGTCTTTAACCAAACCATTACTAATGCGGACGACGTTCTGAACGACGAGATTGGTGCTCCAATTCGCACGAACGGCAATCCAGGCGAAGCGGTGATGTCGCTTACACATGCCTTCGTCGGCCAGCCAGTTTTCGCTATGTTCGAAGTCATGGAGAGGCTCCGGGAACGTCGCACGGGTATCGGCGACGCTTCGAAGGGCCTTGATCCTCGCGCTTTGCAGTCTACGAACGTCACCGGTATCGACGCGATCGTCCAAGGAGCGCAAGAACGCATCGAACTGTGCGCTCGTATTCTCGCAGAGACTGGGATGAAGCAGTTGTTCAAGGGGCTGCTCCGCGAGATCGTCAACAACCCCAACCAAGAGCGCACAATTCAACTGCGCGGCAAGTGGACGAATGTTAACCCGTCTACTTATGATCCCACGATGCGCATTTCAGTCAATCCAACCCTCGGGAAGGGTTCGGACATGACGAAGCTGATGGTCTTGCAGGATGTGAAGCAGACGCAGACTGCCATCATGACCCAATTCGGCGTCGAGAATCCGCTCTGCGGCATCGAAGAATTCCGTAATACTCTCACCGATATCCTGGCAATCGCAAATGTCAAAAACGTGGGACGTTACTTCCGCGAGATCAGCAAGGAAACCATCCAGAAAATCGCCGAGACGCCGAAAGAGCCTGATGCGGCTACTCTCCTTGCTCAGTCTGAGATGGAAAAGAACCGTGTCAAGATGGCGACGGAAATTTCCAAGTCGAACTTCGCCGACCGTAAACTTCGCGTCGATGACGACTTCCGACGAGATGAAATGGTGGTCAAAGGAATTCTCGATGCTGCTAAAATCGAAGCAGAATACGCCGTGGACGTGGAAGAGGAAGAATTCAAGGATGAAAATACGCCGTCGCCCGCGATAAATCCTCCGCCACCCCCTCTCCCGGTGGAGCAATTCGCACAGAAGTTGGAGCAAGTAGGTGACCGAACTCAACCATCTTTCGGTGGACCAGAAATCTCGCCGTCTCAGTGATCTGGAAGTAGACAATCGGGCGGCGGAAGCCAGGGTTCTATTAGAGAATTCTCTGTTGAAAGAGGCTTTAAACGATGTATATTCCAGGGCAATCGGAACACTACTGACTGCTGATGTCGGGAGCTTGACAGCCAGCACGGCCCATGCTACTATGAAAGCGGTTACCGCCGTAAGAAGTCAGCTGGAACAGTACGTGACGGACCACAAGATGCGGCAGAAGTTCAGTAAGGGTGGCGGAAATGGCTGAAGGCATCGAAGAAGCCGCTGCGGCATTCACCGAAGTTATCAAGTCGGAAACCGGCAAGTCACCGCCTGCTCGTTCGAACGGCAAGACTGCAGATACCGGCACCGGTCCTCAAGAATCGCTGTTCGGCAACGTCGGCGAACTGGAAGTGGACGACGAAAGCCCTCGCAAGGGCGGCGGTGATGACGAGGAGACTATTCTCTATGGTAAAGATCAAGGCTCCGAGGATGGTACAAGGGGTCCTCGCAAAGGAGAAGAAGAAGATAGCGAGGGCGACGATGACGAACAAGATGGGGATGACGCCAACGGCGAAGGGGATGCTGACGAAGACGACGAAGGAGCCGGACTTCCTGAAGACCAGCTTCAGGCTAAAGTTGAAGTAACGGTAGACGGCGAGCCTGTCGAGGTTACTCTCAAGGAGGCTCTCGAAGGCTACGTTCGCACCGAAACTTTCCATCGGCGAATGAACCAGCTGGACGAGGCGAAGAAGATCGTTCGCCGCGCCGCCACCGACGCCGTTCACAATTTCGAGTACTCTGTCAATCTCGCCAAGGAGATGGAAGAGTATATGAATACGATGGTCCCACCGGAACCGGATTGGGACAAGGAATTTGCCGCCGATCCGGCGAAGGCTCGAGAGCTTCAGCGATATCACGAGAAGGCCAAGGCATTCCGCGCTGAGATTCGCGCGAAGCAGGCCGAGATCGTAAAGAAGCAGAATGAATCGAATGCCACTCAGTTGTCGGCGTTCATCGAAGAGGAGTCCGCGAAATTCGATAACATGAATCGCAAGAACTGGGCCGATCCCAAGAAGAAGGCCAAGGACTTGCAATCGATGCGTCGAACTGGCCTCGCCTCCGGGTTCTCTGAGGAGGAGTTGTCAGCGGTTTATGACAGCAGGATGCTTCAGGTTCTTCTGAAAGCATCCAAGTACGATAGGATGATGGCTGCCAAGCCTAAGCCATTCATCCGGCCGAAAGGCAAGCCGATACCTCCGGGAGCGGGAAGCGCCAAACAGCGCACGGCTCAGAAGGGAGTAACCTCGGCGATGAAGAGGCTCAATCGCACGGGCAGCATCGAAGATGCGGCCGTCGTGTTTGACCAGATCATCCAACGAGGATAACCCCATGCCGAAAGTTGCAAACGCTTTCTCCACCTACTCGGCGAAAGGCAACCGCGAAGACCTTTCGAACTCCATCTACAACATCGACCCGTTCGACACGCCGATCATGTCGATGTCCCGGCGACGGAATGCCAAGAACCGCACCTTCGACTGGCAGACCGAGCACCTTCCCGCCGTCGACCCGAACAATGCCCAGGTCGAAGGTTTCGAGCTTGCTCGCGCGGTTTCGCAGCCGACCGTTCGTCTCACCAACGTCACCCAGATTTCGAGCCGCGACGCCACCGTTACGGGGTCGCAGGAAGCTTCCGACGCCGCTGGCAAGGGTTCCGAAATGGGCCACCAGATGGCGTTGAAGTCCAAGGTGCTCAAGTCTGATATGGAAGTAATCATGTCGTCACGGCAAGCTCGTGATGACGGCGCCGATCCCAATACCGCCCGCAAGACCGAGGCTATCTGTCACTGGCTCGGGCGCGCGGTCGACAAACTGGCGGCTCCGGCCGGAGCGGTCATCGGTGTTGTGGCCGGTCTTCCGGTTCTGGCCACCGACGCATTCGCTGCCGTCGCGGGTGCTTCGCAGCTTGCTCTCACCGAAGTGATGCTCGGCGACGCGATGCAGAAGGCATTCACCAACGGCGCGCATCCGAATAAATGGATCGTTCCGCCGGCAATCAAGAGGACTGTCAG